CGAGAAATCGGTTACTATGACGGTCGGCGGTGGAATGACTCCGCACTACCAAGGGGACGGACGCTGGAAGATGGCAGAGGAGCTACGGCGGAAACATCCAGATGTAACGAAAGTTGTGCGCAAGTGGGGTCGCTGGCAGCATCACGTCGATTATAGGCCATTCAAGGGCAACCGGCTGATCCGGAAGCCAGGGGTAGAAATACCGCAGGGCGTAAACAATTACGGGATGCGTCTCATTGACAAGACACCCGGAAAACCGATTGACGCATGAAAGACATGGGCCTCAAACCAAGGCTATCCCAATGACCGAACCCCACGAAGGCCCGCCCCGCTACTTCCTCCCGGTGTGCGTCCTGACGCCGCTGGGCTTCGTTGGCGGGCCGGCGGGCTACCAAGAGGTATCAGAAGACCAAGCGACCGGAAGGGGCCCAATCATCGTCAAACCACAGGAACCGAGCGAATGACCTACCAACCCCCCAGCAATGACGGCTTTCTCCGAGACTGGCTCCTAGCCGGGCTCGTGATCCTCTCTATGATTCAAGTGGCCCACGGGCTAGTCTGGGAAAAACGGTTTCAGGACTTCACCCACCGGATGGGGGAAGCCGCCGACACGCTACAGGAGCGGTGGAAGTAGAGGTGGTAAGATGGGCGATACGGACAAAACGCCACATCCTAAAAAGGCGGCCTTCCTGGCAGCCTACGCTAAGGTGGCGACGATCAGCCACGCCGCCAAGCTCGCCGAGATCGACCGGAAATCGCACTACCGATGGCTGAAGGATGACCCCCAGTATGCCGAGGCGTTCCGGGAGGCCAAGCTCGAGGCCTGCGACAACCTGGAGGCGGAGGCCCGGCGCCGGGCCATGGTCGGCTGCGAAGAGGTGATATACTACCAGGGCGTGGAATGCGGACGCGTTCGCAAGTATTCCGACACGCTGCTGATCGTGCTGCTGAAGGCCAACATGCCCAACAAGTACATCGAACGCCGTGCGATCGAGCATACCACATCAGGCGACACGGCGCTGAAGATAGCCGAGCGGATCGTCACGGATCGGATGCCGCCGGCGGTAGCAGCCAGGATGAGCGGCAACGGGAACGGAAACGGAAACGGAAATGGCAGAGCAGACCCGTGAGATGATGCTGCACCCGACGCAGGCTGAGTTCGTCGACTGCCGGGAAACGATCAGCGGATTCGTCGGGGGCAGGGGAACGGGGAAAACGACGGTCGGCGCCTACAAGGCGATGGTGATCGCGGAACCGGATAGGACCTACAGCGTGGTAGCCCCGACATACAAGATGCTGCACGACGTGACGATGAAGGAATTCATCAAGATGGGGCGGCGGTTCGGCTACATCCGCGATATCCACAAAGCCGACATGACCGTGACCCTGGGCAACGGGGCGACGTTCATGTTTCGCTCTTCCCACGATCCGGACGCACTGCGAGGCCCCAACCTGTCGGGCGTGTGGCTCGATGAAGCCAGCCAGATGTGCCGCGAGGCTTACGAGATTACGATTGCCTCGCTGCGCGAAGGCGGCAAGATGGGCTGGCTGATGGCCACGTTCACGCCCAACGGCAGAACGCATTGGACCTACGACGTATTTGCCAAGGATGCCGCCACGACGCTCTTCCGGGCAACCACTCGGGACAACCCGTTTATCGACGAGGAATTTTACGAGACGATCAAATCGCAATACACGGGGCTGCGGGCCGAGCAGGAGCTGGAAGGCAAGTTCGTTGATATCGAGGGGGCCGAATGGCCGGCCGAGCTATTCCCCGATTCGATCTGGTTCAACGAGTGGCCGAAACAGTACCGGATGCGGGTCTGCGGGCTCGACCCCAGCAAGGGCGTCGGCTCGAAGTACGGCGACTATTGTGCCTTCGTGATCGTCGTCTACGGGCCCGATGGCAAGCTCTATGTCGATGCCCAGATGCGAAACGATCTGCATATCAGTCTGATCGTCGACACGATGATCCAGCTACAGATACAGTGGAAATTTGCCGGCTTCGGAATCGAGACGGACCAGTTTCAGGAGCTGTTGGCTGTTGCCGTGATGGAGAAGAGCAAGCGGGTGGCCGTGCCCTTCCCCGCGGTGGCCGTGCCGACCAAGGGGATCAATAAGCAGGTGCGGATTCGCACATTGACACCGCTGCTGTCAACTGGGATGCTACGCTTCAAGGGTGGGAGCCCGGGGGCGGAGCTGCTGGTCAACCAGATGCGGGACTTTCCGCTGGGCGACCACGACGATGGGCCCGACGCCCTGCATATAGCGATGATCGTGCTAAATCAGATGTGGCACGGACAACGCCCGGACAGGCTGGGCGGTAACCTTTGCGAAGCTATGGGAGGTGTGATGTGATATCCGGAACAACCGTCCAAGACGTCCTGCCGGGCGGCATGTCCGCCGGCATGGACGAGCAGCTTCGCCCCTGGGCAGAGAAATGGCAACAGGGCCTCCGCACCATGATGGAGGCCGCCTTCGACATCGGCGACGGCTGGATCGATCCCGAGGAGCGGTTCCGCGATCCGGAGTCCGGCGAGGTCTGGCGGCCGCTGGGCGGCGAGGACGTGGCCGGCCGCAGTAGCCCACTGGTCAATGAAGAGCAGCTTGCCCGAGCCCGGCGCGAAGGGCGGAACCTGGCCACCTACAACGAATACGCCATCAACGGCCACGAGAACCGCGTCAACTACGTCGTTGGCTCGGGGCACATTTATACGGCCGGCCCCAAGGAAGCTCCTGGTGCGGACGCCAGCGATGCAGAAAAGGCCGCCACCGATGCGACCGTGGCCGAAGTGCAGGCGGTGATCGACGATTTCGTGAAGGTCAACAAATGGCACAAGCGGCAGCAGGAGATCGTCAGAAGGAAAGACCGCGACGGGGAGGTGTTCCTGCGGTTCTTTAAGAACACAGAGAAGGGGCTGCTGGTGCGTGCCGTCGAGCCCAGCCAGGTCAGCAAGCCGGATGCGAGCACCGAGGACAACGCCAGCTTTGGCATTGTGACCGACCCCGACGACGTCGAGACTGTGACGGGCTACTGGATCGACGGCGAGCTGGTCGACGCCGCCGAGATCCAGCATCGCAAGCTGGGCGTGGACGCAAACGTGAAACGCGGCATCCCGCTGTACTTTCCGTGCTCGAAGGACCTCCAACGGGTCGATACGATCCAACGGAACATGGCCGTGATGAGTACGATCCAATCGGCGATCGCCATGATAAGGAAGCACGCCAGCGCCACGGCGACTGCAATCAGCAATTTCGTCGCCAACAATGCCGACGTGCAGACCACCAGCCCGTACACGAAAGAAACGAAGTATCACAAGAAATTCGGGGCGGGCACGATCCTGGACGCAGACCAGGGGATCGAATACGAGTTTCCTTCGAGCAAGGTCAGGCCCGATGCCTTCATTGGGGTCCGCGATGCGATTCTCCGCAGCGTGGCCAGCCGGTTGGTGATGCCGGAATTCATGTTGACGAGCGACGCCAGCAACGCGAACTATTCGTCGACGATGGTGGCCGAAGGGCCTGCCGTGAAGCAGTTCAACCGGCTGCAGTGGGATATGATCGAGGACGATCGCGAGGTGATCGAGATGGCCCTTGATCTGGCCGTCGAGCAAGGTAAGCTGAGCATAGAGGCCCGGGAGGCGACCGAAGTGGACGTGAAGCCGCCGCGGCTGGAGACTAGAGATCGGGCCGTGGAGACCGAGGCCGACATGAAGCTGGTCACTAACAAAGTAATGAGCAAGCACACGGCGGCTATCCGGCAGGATCTGGACCCAGACACGGAAAGAGCTTTGATCGAGAAGGAGACGGAAGCGAGCGATCCGTTTGCTGGTATGGAGAACCCGCTGTTTCAACAGGGGCAAGTTCCCAACAACCAAGCGGGCAACGAGGACGAAGACGAATGAGCGAAGCCGAGCGATTACTGAAAGACCGGATTGACTTGTCGCTGGAAGTGCCGAGCGAGCGAAACCTGATTATCGAGAACCAGATAGCGATCATGGAGGCCCTGCGCGAGATGCTGGCCCGGCATGTCATAGAGGACGCCCAGCAAACGAGGACGCTTCCGTTGCCCGAGGGCTCCTATGTCATCCTCCGCAATGAAGACGGCAACAAGTGGAGACGCGTCGAGGGGGGCAAGCTCGTGGCTACGAAACGGCCGGGCCTGGAACCGATCTGGTAATACCATGACCACCACCGCCCAACGCCGACTCCAGGCCGGCTTTCGTGGCCGCCGCAACCAGCGGGACCGGGCGATCCGCGCCGCCGGCCGGAACTTCGACCGGGCTACCGGCGATATCTTCGACCGCCTCATCGGCATCGTGGCAACCAACCGGGGTGGTTCAGACGCCGTCATGCAACGCGTCGATCGGATCATCCGGGCAATCCCCGCCGACGCCGCCGCGGCGATGGAGAAGACGCTACAGGACGTGTGGCAATGGTCCTGGCTCTCGGCCACGAACATCGTCGTTCGTAGCGTGCCGATCGATATATGGTTCTCAAGAACCGCCCCGCTGACGATGCAGATCGGGGACGGCACCACGGAAGCTGTACCTTTCGGCGGAGTTGGGCTGCCGGGCGAACCGCCCCCGCCCGAATTGCTGGCCGGCGCGGAATGGGAGAAGATCCTCGGTGGCAAAGTCACCCGTGAGAAGGCGATCGAGATCATCCGGCAGCTTGAATTCCCACCCCCCACTGTGCCGGAAGTGATGGCCATCCTGAATAGCACGACGGCCCCCGACGGCCTGGACGCTATGCGAAGGATCAAGACCGTTATCGGCAATGACCTGGCATCACTACGACAATCGATCCTGACGCACGTCACGGCCCCTACAGGGGCTTCGAGCATCGATTCCCTATCCAAATCCATCCGGCCGCTGATCGAGCGTAACCCAGACGGCTCGGCGGCCGGGATCAACTACAAGGCCCAGCGGATAGCCCGGACGGAGGGGGTGCGGATTGCGGAGGCCGGGCTGCAGGCCACGATCGAGGCGGACCGGGACCTGTTTGGCACCATCGAATTTTTCAACGCCCACACGCCGGACAGCCGGGACGATCACATTTTCCACGAGGGAGTGTACCACAAGACGGGTGGCGGCTGGGTTCGAGGCGACGGGAACCCGCTGCCGATCATACCGCTGGGGCCCAACTGCCTCTGCTACACGATTCCGGGCCTGGAGGCCGACTTGACGGCCGGGCTGCCAGATGCGAACCTGGGGACGTATGCGGATGCGAAAAAACGGTTTGAGGCCGAGCGGGATGCGGCAGCGGCGGCAGCCGATAATCGCCGAAATCCCCCTTGACACCCACCCCCCCCTAATCCAACAATGACAACATAACACGGAATTGGGGCCGCGCGAGAGATCGCCGGC